GATACAACTTTAAATCCGCTTATCGGCGTTCAGAATAATTCAAAATCTCAATTTTTGGCTAGCCTTAATGATATCATCAAGGAAATGAAAAAGATTTATGCTGGGCCAGATAAAGCTTCAAAATCAACTTTAAAATTGGGCGCCGGCGAAACTGTCTTCTTAAAAAATGTTTTGGCGCCCAAACAACAGTTCGGTGACGTTGACGTGTTTGAAAAGGACGCCCTCGATGACGCCAAAACCGCATTTTTCTTTACTCGCTCTTTGTATGCGAACTTTAAAGGACAGGGGTTGGGTGTTTATGGGAAAATTGGAGGTACTGGAATTAACCCGTTCTGTCTGGATGTTAACAATGATGGTTTTTTCAATTTTTTTATAAATCAATTAAATGAGGTAGATCCAATTACCACTATTGACATTAACGAATGGCTCAATGAATTGGAAAAAACATTTGAGGATGATTTAAATAAAGTATTTGCTGAAGCGGATGAAATAAAAAAAGAAAGCGAGAAGCTTTTTAATCAGGCGATTAATGAGGGGGGAAAAAACACAAACATGTTTGTTTCCAACATGAAGGCAATGAAAAAAATAATAAAGAGTATAAAATAGGGGTTATTAAATGTTAGGATTCGACGCGTATACTAAAAGCACGATTGGTACAATTGTAAAACAGAGAATTGCCCTCTTTCTTGTAAAACGTGCCGTTATCAATTATCCCATTTTACTTAAGCAGGCCAAAAGTAAGCAGGGTCGGCGAACGATTACGAAAGAGTTTTTTGACAAGTTCGTGGGTGAGTTAACTTGGTGGGCAGGGCGCTATGAAGAGTATGCCTTTGCTTCTATTTTTATTGAAGACCCTGATTATGATTTCCTGTCTAATGACACGGCAACAAGCATTAGAAAGGCACGCAAGAGTCTCAAACAGCAGTTCGAAGAGGTTTCATCAGACTATTTTGACAAAATCGCTGGGGAAGTATTAGAAGTAGAAGGGGAAAAGTCGACCGCATCATCAGCCGCCGACGATGATGTGTTTGGGTTTTTAGATCAAAAGGAATTTCAAAGAGAAATACCAAGATACGCAGAAAATTACAATTTGTGGTACTCGACGCCAGCCGGCTTGGGGTCTGACTGGAAGTCTTTCATGTCGTCTTTTTTAGTGCCAACAGATGGAAAGACAATAAACACAATTAAAAGTCCTTTTTATGCAGAATACTTCTACAGGCTAAAAACATCTTCGCCGCCCCTTACCGGCGCGCAACGCGAATACTATAATTATTTTTCCAAAGAGGATAACATTATTGCTACAACAAATCCACCAAGCGACATAAATGGCCCTGAAGGCAAGATCCAGGCCCCCCACCCCGACAACCCGCTATTGGATTTTGATAAAAATTTTGATCGTGGCATTAGACTAATGTTTAATTTGTCGGCCGGCATCGAGGTCTCCGATGTCAGCGGCTCTGTTTATTTAGAGCCAACCAATGCGCTCCCATTCTTTGAAGGAGAAAAAGACGTTTACACCGACCTTTATCCACTCCCCTTCTTATCAGCTTTTAGTCTCCCGGAAAAATTCCACTACCACCCCAATCTCTGGTCAGCTTTGTGGTTAACCTTGCGGGCTGTTGGATTTGGGCCGACGAAGAAGAAGGGCTATTTAGAGGGTAACTTCTATAACACGTATAGCCCGGGAGTGTATAACGGCCAGCCAGTAACTTCATTTAAACCTAATTTTTATACAAGTTTGGCTAGCAGCTATCATCTAAGCATCTATCCTAAAGGAGCGCCACAGAAAGATTATGTTTCAACCACCGACAGTGCCCCCAAGTTTTGGCCCCCCGCCCTTCAATGGTCTAAGTCTTTAGTGAGTTTAGAAATAGCAAGCGAAACAAAACCAGGGGCCCTCAATATATTGGGCGAACCTTGTTATGCTTATTTCCCAATGATAGTAGAGGAATTCGTGGATGAGACAGGTGAGATGAAAGATCCTCAACTGTTAGAGGAGCTGTTAAAAACCGATACGGTAACTTATTTAAAGAGTTTGATTCCAAAATCTCCTGAATCATCGGTCGACCAATTTAAGGTTCTTAAAGAACAATTAGTGGCCAATGAGGAAAATTTAAATACTTTGAGTAGCGTACAGCCCACCCTTGGAAATCCCTTTAACACAAAAGAAGAAGAAAAAGGACTAGATAACGTGTTGATCAATCTAATTAATTTTGACGAGGAATAATAAATGGCTACAGGTATTTCAGTAAAATTGCCCCTTAGAGTCACCGCTCCAGATGGCCCTTATGGCTTACATAAAAATTTGGTTGGAACCGTTAAACAAAACTTTAAGAACCTTGTCTTAACGATGCCCGGGGAACGCGTTATGGACGCCAACTTTGGAGTTGGAATTTATGCCGTTTTATTCGAAAACTATAGTAACGACGTAAAAGAAAGATTGAGAGCTAAAATCATCGAACAGGTTCAAGCCTACATGCCTTTTGTTAAAATTCGATCTATAAATTTTGATGATAGTAAAATTGATTCTAATTTATTGAACGTGGCGATTAATTATTATATTAGCCCTTTAAATTTTAGCGATGTTCTAAATTTAAGCGTTGAAGGAGACTTAATTTAATGCCCAATGTGAAACCACCCATTTCCTACACTAGTAGAGATTTTAGTACTATTAAGGATGAATTAATAAATTATGCTAAAGTTTATTACCCAAACACTTATAAAGATTTTAATGATGCCTCTTTCGGTGCAATGATGATTGACATGGTTGCCTACGTTGGCGACATTCTATCTTTTTATGTTGATTACCAAACAAACGAAACGTTAATGGATACTGCGATTGAAGAGGAAAGTATTGTAAAAATAGCGAAACAGCTTGGCTATAAGTTCAATAATACACCAGTTGCAACAGGCGAGGCGGCATTTTATGTTTCGGTTCCCGCCAATAGCGCCGGCGCAGGCCCCGACACCGATCTAATTCCTATCTTAAAAAGCGGAACTTTGGTCGCTTCTGACAGCGGAGCAGTCTATACACTAGCAGACGACATTGATTTTGCCAACGCCAACACTGAAATCAAAGTATCCGAAGTCAATACCAGCGGCGCGCCTACAAAATACGCATACAAGGCTTATGGCACTATTGTATCTGGCGATCTTGTACAAGAAACCATCGATGTCGGCACATTTGAGAGATTTCTCAAAATAAAGCTGGGTGGAGAAAACATCACAGATGTTGTGAGCGTCACAGATTCAGATGGCAATGAATACTACGGAGTGGATTATTTATCTCAAAATACGGTCTTTAGAGCGATTAGAAACATCTCAACTGATGCTTCAAGCGCCCCCTACATTTTAAGAAACATGTATGTGCCTAGACGATTTGTAACTGAACACAACTTGGATAATGAAACCCACTTGCAGTTCGGTTTTGGATCCGAGACGGCTATTGAGAATAAGTCGTTTCCCGATCCTAGCACGGCGGCCCTTAAACTGAATGGAAGAGATTTCTTTTCAGACAACTCATTTGACCCATCGCAAATCTTAAAAACCGAAAAGATGGGCGTCGTTCCAGTGAACACCACCCTTACAGTTTCTTATAGAAAAAACACGATTGAAGATGTAAACGCTGCTGTGAACGCTATTAATACCGTAGTAGATTCTAAAATTGAATTTAGGAAAAGCAGCGTATCTAACTCATCTGCACTTCAGCAGATTTCAGCTTTTGAAGTGGATAACGAAGAGGCAATTGTTGGCAGCGTGGCACTCCCCACTGCGGAGGAAATCCGAGTGCGAGCAATTGATAATTACGCTGCCCAAAACCGCGCCGTCACCAAACAAGATTATTTAGCTCTTATTTACAGAATGCCGGCTAAGTTTGGTGGAATCAAGCGAGCCAACATTGTACAAGATGCCAACAGTTCTAAAAGAAATTTGAATTTGTATGTAATCGCTGAAAATTCTGATGGGGCTTTGACGACTGCTTCTACCACTCTTAAACAAAATCTTAAAGTGTGGCTAAACAAATACAAAATGATAAATGACACTATTGACATTTTAGATGCCAGTGTTGTTAACATTGGTATTGATTTCGAAATTATTGGTGAACTAGAAAAAGATTTTACGCTAGTCTTAAATGACGCCATTGATGCGGTTAAGGCCAAATACCAAACTAAATTTAATTTAGGTGAGCCTTTTTACATCTCAGATGTTTTTTCAACATTAAACGACGTAGAAGGTGTTGTTGATACGGTATCTGTGAAAGTAACAAGAAAAACAGGAACCGGTTATAGCTCAACTCAGTTTAATGTGGACCAACACACTTCTAGAGACGGAAGGCTAATTAATGTACCACACAATTTAATCCTTGAGATTAAAAGCCCCGCCGCAGATATTGTTGGAGTGATAAGATAATGGCCATAAAAAGATTCTTTGCCACAAAAGACAACACCATAAGTAACGCTTTCAAAGGGGGTCTCACTCTTCGTGCTACCGGCTCAAACATGGGGCTAGCAGACATTATAGAAGTTTTTAGCATTTATGGACAGTCTTCCACTGCTTCAAGCGAGTTGTCCAGAGGTTTGGTTCAATTTAATACAGATAACATTGCTTCCTCCCGTTCAGCAGGCGATATTCCCGCATCCGGATCTGTAGACTTTTATCTTAAAATGTTTGATGCGGCGCATGAAGAGTCTACGCCGCGCCAATTTACCCTTACCGTAGCAGCAGTTTCTCAATCTTGGACAGAGGGAGCCGGCCTTGACACCGTGAACTACTCGGATAATGGGGTTTCTAATTGGATAAGTGCCAGTTCTACAACCGGTTGGACCGAGGAGGGGGGTGATTATTTGACGGGAAGCACCGCCACGCCTGAGATGTTTACCACCCAATATTTTACAGAAGGGGCGGAGAATTTAGATGTCAATGTAACCACCATTGTCGAAGAGTGGTTGCTTGGTAATACGGGCAGTTATGGATTTGGTGTTTTCTTGACAGCCAGTTTAGAAACTGGAACAACCTCTTATTACACAAAAAAGTTTTTTGCTAGAGATAGTGAATACTTCTTTAAACGCCCGGTTTTAGAGGCAAGGTGGAATGATTATACTGGCGATGATAGCTCTAATTTCTTTTTGAGCAGTTCAAGAGCGCCAGCAGCAGATAACCTTAATACGCTTTACATGTACAACTATGTTAGAGGTCAGCTTGTAAACATCCCCTCTATCGGCGCCGGCACTATTTACTTGAGTTTATATTCTGGCTCTACTGGCCCCACGGGACTTAAAATACAATTTCCTGCCGGCGGCGATGTGGCAGCAGCCGGCGCAACTTCGGTAATCGGCGGTGGTGTTTCTACTGGTATTTATAGCGCAAGCTTTGCTTATGATGTCTCGGCCACCACAACAGTTTATCCGGTTTGGCATGACAACGCCGGCACAGAATTTTTTACTGGTTCGGCAATCGCGGTAAAAACCTTAGAAAGCGCCGCAACTTATCCAATTAACGATTGGGTTATAAATGTTTCTAATTTAAAAACTGTTTATTCGACGGATGAGGTTGCTCGCTTTAGACTGTATGTGCGGCCTAAGAATTGGAATCCCAACATTTATACAGTCGCTCAAACACAAATTGAAACAACGCCCATTGAGAAGGCTTATTACCAATTAACGCGAGATGTCGATAATATGGTAATTATCCCCTATGGGACGGGAAGTGGAAATGAATCCTTTACTCAACTCTCTTATGACGCTGATGGCAACTATTTTGACCTTGACATGGGAATGTTGCAGAGTGGCTACACTTATCAACTATCCTTCCTATTTAATGAAGTAGGAAATTATTCCGCGAATAAGACAAAGTTTAAGTTTAGGGTAAGTGATGGCGATTAAAGACCTTTTTTCAAAGCAGAAAGAACAAAAGACGGCTTTTAGAGGCGCTCACCAAGAAAGCCTTGATGAGTTTCGTGGTTCTGTTGAATCTACTAATGAAATTAAAGAAGTTCGTCGCGAAGACAATTTTATTGTTCCTGATTTAAACTATGCGAGCGCTAGCAATTTTGCTAAATTTGGTTCTGCTGAAAAGTATTATGCGGACGCAATAAAAAGAATTTATACGCAATATCCCTACGACGGATCAAATGCGGAAAAATTAAAATTTAAGAATGATTTAACACAGCTTGAAAGGCATGTGCTAGATAATCAGTATCCCAGATCCACTGGTTTTATTACAATTGCTGCAGATGGATGGGGGACTAGAGCATCAGTAGCTGGTGATTGGGGAGAGCCAAACACCAAGGAATACATCCAGCTTTATTCTCAGGTTGCTGGAACCCTGTATGATACTGAGAGCAATCATCGTGGAAATCTCCATTTAAATTGGTATTCCGGAAGCTGCATTGAGTTTTGGATGAAGAAAAATGCCTTCCCCGGGCCTTCTTTAACAAGCAATGAGGCAATTTTTCAAATTAGTGGGGGAGTAGGACAGTCAGGACACCAACTGACACTGTTTGTCGATGACGGCCCAACAAACGCAAAAAGATTTGGCTTAGATTATTATACTACAACGAATGGCTTTAGTTCCGCAACGATAAAATTTCAAGCCAATATTGATTTAACTAAAATTACAACCTTTGCCGATTCAACATGGCGCCACTATGCTATTGATTTTCAGCAAACCAGTGCTACGGCATTGCGAATTACTGCTTATGTAGATGGGGCATTTGATAACGAACAGGTCGTATCCGTTTCGGCAATGCCCACTGGCATTAGTGGTTCGCTAATGGGGACCTTGGGCGCAACTGGCGCAAAGATTAGCAGTATCTCAATGCTTGGAGGCGGCAAATTATCAGGTTCCTTGGATGAGTTTAGATTTTGGAGAAAAACCCGTACAGCCCAAGAAGTTGGCAGAAACTATTTTACAGTTATAAACGGTGGTATTACTACCGACACTGTTAAATACGATGACGATCATCCTGTAGATTTAGGTGTCTATTTTAAATTTAACGAGGGCATCACAGGTCGAACATCCACCGATTCTATAGTTTTAGACTATGGTGGGGGTTTATCAAATGGCGCTTGGACTGGATACTCTTCTACCGGCCGTAGCACAGAATCAGCGATTACATTGGCTGGAGTAGGCACTGAAAAGGGCGATCCAATAATTTATTCGTATCATCCTGACGTTGAAACTCTTTCTACAAATTTAGAAGGGTCTGGTAGCATTTATGATGCTGGGAACATGGGAAATCTTCAAAACTCCATTCCCTTATGGATGTTAGACGAAGATACAGAGTCTGGAGGGGAATTAAAAAACCTGTTGCAAATAATTGGTAGTTACTTGGATAGCTTATACTTACAAATTTCTCAAATTTCAAAGTTCCAAAATGCTGATTATCAAGACAATACAACTGCTGCAGCTAATCCGTATAATAACAGGCTTTTAACATCGCTAGGCTTTGACATACCAGAATTTTTTATTGATAAAACTGTTCTAGAAACCATTGTTAATCAGGACGACAAAAGAAAGTTTGAAGATAAATTAAATGAGATCAAAAATCTAATTTATAAAAACATCTACAACAACTTAACCTACATTAATAAATCCAAAGGAACGGTTAAATCAATTCGTAACCTTTTAAGATGTTATGGTGTTGATGATGACCTTTTCAACTTTAATGTTTATGCGGATAATGCCGATTTCTTTTTGGAAGACGACTATAAAAACTCATCAGTGAAGTTTGATTCTCTGGACATGACGCCGTTTGCAAATGTTGAAAACAGCGAAGCGGTTATTTATAATTTCAGTGAAACAGGAAATAACAATTCATCACCATACCTATCTGGCTCCGGTAATGGAAATACAGGATTTACGGTTGAGGCAAATGTTTTATTTCCTAAAACACCATCAACTTACCAAGATTCAGTTGATTTAACTCGACCAGCAATTGTTACAGCATCAGTATTCGGAACTCGTCAAGCAAATGATACAACAACCACAACCGTAGATAATAACAATGCCGAAATGACGGTATACGTTGTAAAAGATGACAATACGGCTAAATTTCAACTCACCTCTTCTTTGGGGGTTTTTATAGAATCTGATAAATTTTATGATGTGTACGACAATTCACAGTGGAACTTATCTATAAGAATTAAACCAACAGAATACCCATTTAACAGCGAGGTAACGGGCGCTTCTGGGTATACTGTTGAATTTGCCGGCTATAACTACATTCAGGACATTCTACATAATTCTTTTGATGATAGTGTTAGTTTGAGCGTTGCTGATGGTAATGCTTTTTTCAGTAACGATAAAAGAGTTTACGCCGGCGCCGAGCGCACTAACATAACTGGAACACTACAAGCGCGTTCTAACATGAAGCTTTTGTCAGTTTTAGCATGGCAAAATTATCTTGAAAGCGCGGAACTCTCCGCACATGCGAGAGATGTGACTTCGTATGGCCGAAGGCGCCCCTACAAAAACAGCTTTGTTTTCCAAGGCACCGCCGTTAGTGATGTTTACATTCCTCAAACTGATACTTTGGCCATGTATTGGGCCTTTAATCAAATAACGTCATCTGACGCGACCGGTGAGATTGTGGTTCCTGATTTGGATTCTGGCTCGTTGGGCCTTGTAGCTAAATACGGTGACTATTCTAAGATAGCCGATATCCAAAATACTGCTCAAGGCTCTCGCTTTGCCGAATCTGCTGACGTAAAAGAAATTCAGTATTTAAACGTCAGCACCCAACAAATACCAGAGAACCTGAATACTGACAACATGATTCAGATTCTGGCCAGCGATGATGACTTATTCTTTGTTAATAGCCGTCCCGTAAGATACTTCTTTTCAATGGAAGCCAGCATGTATGACACCATCTCTCGTGAGATGTTAAAGACGTTTGCTGGCGTCTTAGACTACGCTTCGATGATTGGTTCTCCTATTGTGGAGCACCAGACAGAGAACAAAGAGTTACGCATCGCCCGGGAAGTATTTTTTAGCAAAGTTGAAAACACACCAGACTTACAGAAATACATTAGTCTTTATAAGTTTTTAGATAGCGCCATTGAAAGTGTTTTATTTCAGTTGATTCCAGCATCTGCTGACATGTCGGACAGGGTTCGAACCGTAATTGAAAGTCACATTTTTGAGCGAGCGCATAGAAGAAAACATTTGATTCCAGATGCCAAGGCAGTAACAAAAGATGGAGCCGGCGGCCATGGCGGTCCTGTTGGGACATATTATAATGAAACTTTTACTCCTGCCGGCGGCAAGCAGTTGCAGGTGTCTCTTTCTACTAACACCCCATGCTGTAATGAGGGTGATTGGGATTGTTTGTCCACTGATCCAACGTTCCCGTTGTGTAAGAAAACTAAAAACAATGCTTATGTAGATAGCGTTTCTATTCAAAATGATGCGGATATAAATGTTAACAAGGGGGACTTCAATGGAGGTGCGAAGTTCTACATCTCAACTCAGCAACAGGCTGACGAAAAATTAAAGCAGTTTTTAAACAGCTATAATAACAAAAGATTTACTGATGCCTCTAATTCTAATGGGTACAACGGGTGGTACAGAACATTCGCCAGTCCAGAGGAGGCTGGCTTAAGTGCGCCGACCGATGGCGACAATAAAACAAGAAATTCTGTTTTTTATAGTTTTAAAAATAAAAAATTAGAAGAAATTGGCAAAGCTGCTAAAGTATCTGCTGTTGTCGTTACTAAAGTAGACACTTCAAACGCCAAGCCCATCCAGCATGGCAATATTATTTTGCCGATTATCCAAGATGAAGAGGCCACTAATTTATTGTCCTTGCAGAAGAACGAAGAACAGACTGTGGTGGCTGACGATTTAGTTAAAAACTTTGTAAATTACGATGTCATAATTACAGAGGCAACTGGAGACAAAGGGAGTCTCAAACTTAAAAAGACTCAACTGCCAATTCAGTTTAGAACAAATGGTGCAGGCCAATGGTTTGACACTAGTAGTGGTAGTGTGGTGGGGCACCATAGAGATGTTTATTATGGCAATTTAGAAACCCCCATACAGGGCCCATTCCCTGAAACACACGTTGGCGGCTATAAAAACCGACATCATCCGGTAGGACAGACGAGCGACCGTCCCGAATTATTCAAGCTATACATTGAAGACTCCACAACAGTTCAGCTTTATAATCCTAGAATTGAAGACCCCGGTGGTACCCCAACTTACAATTCTACACTTCCACGCGTTAAGTTTTCTAGAGAAGAGATGGTTAAGCGCGTTTATAACATCAAAAACATTAAAGATGGAACAGTTCATGACTTTTTAGGAAATTTTTCTAGCAATTATGAAGTAGTCATGACAAATGGCAGAAAGTATAATAATCTAGCATTTGTTCAGCAGAACGGATTTACGGTAACTGGATCAGAATCCACTATCGTTTCTGGTGTGTTGGACTTTCCGCTACCCACTCGGACTTTATCTGACGGTACCAACACTAAAACTGTTATTGTAAACCGGTTTGCCTCACCCGGCTCTGTCGCAACCATGGCAGAGGGCTATTTGGACGCCGACAGCGGAGAATACAGCCCTTATAACGCGCTGCCCTACAGAAACTTAGAAGTTCGTGGCAACCTAGACACCTTCTGGAAAACACCTTCGGCTTTTGGTGGCTATGAGTCCGGTTCTACAGTTACAGCCTCGTTCCTTAATATTCCGCGCAACGGCGTAAAACAGTTAAAGTATAATAACGTTGGTACACTTTATACGGCATCTTTGTGGGATAATGGCTTCGCAACTCATGGCATCCCAAACAGGGATTTTGGTTATTCTTGGATTGCCGATTCGGCAGATCCATTAACGAACGAAGATGGCAACTTTGGATTTGCCACAAGCTCCAATGGCCTTTATGGCATTACGTTTTATCCTTACGCAGAAAGGGGAAATAGTGAAAATGAAGTAATAAATTTTGCTCATTATTCAACACCGACTAGTAAAATAGGATCAGCCGGCTATCATTATGAGATAACAGCGGATAACAATCTGGTTGTTGCTCCTACTGCATACACAGATGGAACGTGGCCATCATCGGCTAGTATTTATTTCTTAAATTTGAATGGCCCTTATCAGTTTCCAACTTGGAAACAAGCAAGAGGTGGCCAACATCCCGTAGCTCGCTATTTACGAGAAAATAATTATGTTCTTGCTGAAACGGAAGAAGAAAACAACAGGAGAGTTCAACAAGCTCCCGTCTCTTCTAAACACGCTCCGATCTTACACAACATTAGAAGCCAAGAAGTTATTGGTGAGGAGCTTCTTAGCAAAGACGTTTTACTAACTTATACATTTGGAAACAACTATGAGTTCTACGGAAACTATTATGATTCTAATACTAGTAGGTTAGCTAATCCATTTAGCAGAAATTATGATACATCTTATAAACAAAATTCACTTTTGTATGGCGTATCAGAACTTTATACTGGTAAAAGAAAGTCAATTAGTCTTAATTCACTTTATTGGAATGAGACAATTTGGCCAAAAGATTGTAATACTTACAGGTCTATTGCTCGCGACCGAACTACGTTTTCGTTTAATTGGAAGGATTCGCTATCCAACCGCGTCGATCAAATTACAGGATCTCAAGCCTCCACCGCCTACTCTATGTGGCCAATGGATACGAACGGAACTCAATTTGGTGAGTTGCTAAACTGCAATAATGAAGGGGCATCACTGAGCGTTAGGTTTGGCAGGTATCATTTAACAGTTCCGGGCCATAATGCGTTCCGCATTCTAACGGCTAGCGCCCCACAGAACACGGCTCAATTTGGCACTGCGGACTCGGCCGGCTATGGACCATTTTCTAACAGCTATACAGATTGGAATAAAGAATTGAGATTGATCGCAAAAGATCAATCGATAGTTCCAGAGTATAGAATTTCAGAGCATGTCGGATCTTTAATAGATGCGGGCTACGATCTTACAAACGCCACTTATCAAAGCCTGTCTTTGACGGGCAGCACCACAACCACTGACAATAATACATTTTTAGAAAGGTATGTACACTCGGATGACATACCATCCATAGAAATTATTAGGGACACACAAGGAAAGGATGCCGATCGCATTTCATTAACGGCGACGGTTGTTAAAAAATTATTGCCGTATGAGGGCTTTTACCCAGTAGAAAGAACAAAACAATTATCGACTTTGTTTTCACAATCAGTTGCCCCAAACACAACTTTAACGGGTACTCAAGCTTCTTTCCAAACCCTCAATAATACAATCTATTCACGACTAAGTTATGGTTCAATCCGCGCCGGCATCGCCACAGATACGGCAATTTGGGAGAGCGGATCTTTAGCAGCAAATGAAACAACCTATGCTTCATGCTCAATCGCGATTACAAATACCACTAATTGCTACTCAACGGCCGGCGGCACCAACGCTTGGATTACTTTATCTGCTTCTCACCTCGGCGGCGCCCCCGGCGACTATGTAGAAAACTATCACTTTGATACGACATACGCCGCCGGCGACGGGTCGGCTACTGACCCGTTTATCATTTTTGGAGATAGCGCAGACTCCGACACTACAACAGCAGCCAACGTAGCCAGCGTGATTAACGCTTCCAGTAGCTGGTTTACTGCCATCTCCGATGGTGTTTCTGTAACTGCTTCTGCTGTTGTTGCTAATGAAGGAGGCGACAGTGAGGAAATGTGGGTAGATTTAGAGCACTTCACCGGCCCTTCCGCTGCCACACCGGCGATCACCGGGTCCTATTTTATAGAGATTGGAACATCTCATGAGCTTGGCTGGCGGAAAAAATTTACTGGCTATGCCGCCGGCCTTACAAATTATAATCCGACTGGTTCATGGAGCCGCCTACCGTTTGAAACGATTGTCTCACCAGCCGCTTATTTGAATGCCACTTCTAGCCTGATTGAAAATGATCCAGAGAATCCCTTTGATTCAAGTGCTAGCGTGGGTGCGATAAATCAGAAATACGAACTGGCTGCTTCAAACTTTTATGCGGGCGTTGTTGATTCGTTTATTGAAGGATCAAACCTCACCACAATCCAAAGTGCGCCCGAGTCGGAATGGACATTTGATGGATCCAATAACGTTTATAGCATGGACATTGTGATTACAAAGGATAGAGATTTCTCTAATCATGATGATCCTGCCGCAAATGGCGCTCCTTATACGGCTCATGCCTCTTTCTATCAGCCCTTGTCTGCTAGCAGCGGGGAATGGTGGTCGAAACACATTACTGAGGGAAGTTCAAGCGTTACAGCAGACATTCCTCCCAATGCGTCATGGTCAGAAAATGAAGCTTATGTAAGGATTGATTTTGATTATAGCCAATTCAAATCTATTGTTACTGATAGAGAGCCAACTTTAAATGATGTTTTAAAATACTCAACTAGGACCTATACAAACAAGCAAATGCTTGAACAGTTGGGTTCTACTTGGGCAACATCAACTGCTAGTAACGCCTCACAATTTATGACAATTGAGGCAGGAGTTGATTTATTCAATTACAATGGCAACAATAATACATGGCAACCCACCACGCGTTGGGAGTGTCCCGTACACAACTATGTTGACACCACAGTCCTTTTACCAGACGGAACTTCTGGCGGTGATGGTACAACTGCTGGAACTGCCAATAGGGGAGTATGGCATCAATATTCATCTACTCCGTCAGATGGCTTGCGCTTGCTTGTAAGAGGGCCAGACACGACAGTTAGTAGAGATTCCGGCTCACTGGCACAAGCGTGTGGATTCGAAACTAATCAAAAGCCGATTGGAATCATTGCCAGCGAACTGATTCTTAAAGAATACCTTGTTGCCGTTCCCTTTGTTACTAATGAATGCGAGGAAGAAACATTTTTCCATTATGACATCAATGAGTTCGAAAGGGCTTACGCTGCCATAGGAAAAGAGAGGGTTGGGACAATGACTCAGACCCTTTCCAAAATGAGGGATTTGATTCTACCTATTAAGTTCAACTTTATGGATAAGAGAGATTCCACTGGCAAGCGCTTAGAACAAGACGATTATTTGCCAATCCTTCCTCCTTTTGCTATGTACATTTTTGAAATTACAGAGGAACTAGACCAAGCATCGGTATCAAAGATTTGGCAAGGCGTCCTCCCTGATGCCGGCCAAAAGGCTGTTTTTGAGAAATTTAACATTGACCACAAAATTGAAGCGGGACAGATAATAAGTCCCTCCACCTTAAACAATGATTTATTTAAGGGTAAACTTCCAAAGGAGATGAGATTTAAAATCTTTAAGGCGAAACATCGTTCTAACTTATTATACCCGCAATTAAAAGAGCGTGTGAATGGTGTTGAATTCCTACAGAAATCTGTGCTTGGGTATAACTATCCACATGATTTTTATTCTTTGATTGAAACCGCTAAAGTTAATTTGGGATTAGAATACTACCCCAAGCAGGAAGACGAATTTAACTTTCCCAAGCTGCCCGATGATTTAGCATCATCAGCAATTTTAGATGCGGCTTCTACTATTTTAAAAAGCACCAACAACCCCAGTAGTAATCAAAATGCTCTGATGTTGTTGGCTGATGAGGATAACGAATAATGGCTGGTATTTTTGATAAAAAACAAGAAGTATTAGATTTCATTATGACAAGAGAAGGCCAGCGCCTTTATCGCGACGGCAAGTTCAAACCAGCCTTTTATGAATTTTATGACAGTGACATTATTTATGAAGCCAATAATTCAGAGGAGCAGAACGCATCCCTTACGAGAATTATGAACGGCTTATACCAAAAGGCCATTAATGGTATAGATACAATAAATGCTATCGGCGGCTCTACGGGTCCAATCCCAAATGACAACTCAAACCTTCTAAAAAATCCGATGGGAAGCTATCAAATTCTCAATCAGAACGCGCCTGCTTGGCAAGTAAATTTTGAAGAGGGCGAATACTCAACAGGAAGCTTTTCAACCACTCAAAAGGATGTTTACGAATCCGATCTGGATGGCAAGAGCGCAACCGTTGCGGGAACATTAAAGGGCGTGAACACCTACGAAGAGAGAATTCCTCAGTTTAATGTAAATGTTAAATATCGCCTCTACCAAAATGAAATACAGTTAATAGATGGTGTGAGATACGAACTTTATTTAGATGATAGAAATGAAGACATACTTGTTTCCATTGGAGAAAAAAATGCGTTTGAACTAAATGAGAGTCCTGAATTCGAAATAGAGGTATTTGAGATCATGGAACCAAAAGGTTCTGAGACATCGTATACATTAGAAAGAAGATACTTTGATTTTGAAAACTTTGAAGACAAAACTTCAGTAGAAAAGTACTTTAACATTTTATTTGATGAAGAAACAAGATTTGAAAGCAATTTCAAAAAGAAAAACATTTATAAAGACATCTTAAGCGATCCAGAGGAGGCTTGTGAGCCAGAGGCAACATGAAAGTAATACAAGAAAACAATTTTACTCCTGACGACTTCCAAGTAGCTTCGCTATTTTATAAATTTTATGAAGGCGAAACTTCTTTTATTTCTGCTCGTTTTGCCATCGCCGGCCTAGAGGAGCTTTCCTTTCAAGAAGAAGGTTCGCCGCTGCCCTCTATTTTACAAGAGTTAAAAGTCAAGGTATTGTTTTCGGCACTAGAGATAGAGGAGCCATCTTTTGACGACATTTCAGAGTTTAGTATTCCAGCCCACTTAAAAGGAACACGGCTGTCTTTGAAAATTCCATTTGCACAACAACTTACAAAAGAATTTTATGTTTATCTTAAATTTTATAATCAAGAGGGTGAATTTGCTACGAGCTATCAGAAAATCTTTTCAGAACAGATTTTATCCGATGGTCGCACCATTACAGAAAACTTTGTAGATTTAAGGTTGGCAGACACCAAAGAACAAACCTTTATAAATGAAACTGCACAGCAATACGATAACAAGGTAGCTGCCGATCAACAGAAAGAAAGATTCGATTATCACTATATTTCAAACCTGTTTCATAGCTTTGGGGCAAACCATTCAGTTAATTGTTTTTTTGGAGTAGACCAAAAACAGTATTTTATTGATAACAACTCTATAGACTTTTTGAAAATAGATCCGAAGTTTGAAGGCTATTTGGCCAACAACAATTTTATTTTAGAGGCGAAATCGTTTCTTTATAACCCAGAAACTGAGACGAGTCACATTGTGCCAACTACAGTTTCTGATTACAAGCTAGAAGAGGTATTTGGCACTTTATACGAAGCAAGTTTTCAACTTTTAGATAATTTCAATCACTCTAAAAAAGTTAAATTAAGAGTTAATTGCGTTTTAAAAGATGCTATTACTCAATACATTATCGAGGAACTGAATCCAAAATTAAAAGAAGAGTTCCAGCTTTTAAACACATCACATTTTTTACAGCAAACGTTTGTAACTTTTCCAAAAAATAGCATTGAAAAGACTTTAGAAATGGCCAAGGCAATTTATACCGACCAATTCGGTGATGTAGAGGACAAATTCTTAATTTTTGATAATAACACAGAGATAACGGTAGACAACGATCTGGCCAACATTCTTATTACCATCAACCAACATGTATACAAAACCATAAATACTACGATTGAAAACAAAGACCCCGCAGTACATTTTTTCGATACGACAGTTTCCCTACAGAGAAACTATGAAGAGGCAATTGATTTTTCAAAAATTGGCAATGGGGCAGAAGTTTTATTTTCTGAAAGTATTTTGGAGGCTCCAACCCTACCCTCTTTAACAACAGAGGAATTGTTGGAGAGGGGCAGGAAAGAAGTCCAGAAGTATTTTGAAGATGCGACTGTGGAATCTTATGTTCGTCCTGATGGAGAAGAAGTTCCGGTTGATTTGGTGGGCAATTCATTTTTAGGAATGAGCGCCAACTATTATTTGTTAAATCAAGAAGTCATTTTAGACAACAACAAGGCCCCAAATAATAGATTTGATTATGATGCATTTTTAAAATACATTGAGGCGATTGATAAAATAATTTCAAATAACATAGGCTATGATTTAAAGGTTCACCCCGGCGGCAAGCTAGAGTCTGTTACTCCTCAAGAGTATGTAACTGAAAGAGCGAGCGAGTCTCTTACCGGCCTTCTTAATTCATTGACAATTACTCAAATTCCCGAGCTTAAAGATGAGCGCGAAAGAAGAGATTATTTGTCATCTCTAACGAACATAGTTAAAACTTTTGAAATTCCTTCAACTCTAAGAACAGATCTTTGCGTTAACAATTCAGAAGTACCAATGGACGGCTTCATTCCACAGGTTACTATTACACCCAAATCTTTTATTGGGAATAATGTATTAGCTTTTTCGGTTATGTCGAATGTTGAAAGCTTTAGCAATAAAAACTTTTATGATTTTTATAAGAGCTACATCCGAAAGGACATCAACCTTTCCTCGTTACCGATTCAAGCGCTGTATCTTTACAATTATTACAACCGTAATGAAGAATCACCGGCTTTTTTGAATAAGGATGAGTTGCTGCGTCAATTTGTAGTATACGGAGCGATTTATTTTATGTTTAAATCACTCTTTTGTATAAAAATATTCATACCAGAACAGAATAGATTCGTAAAATTAAACGGAGAAGTGTTAGAATCTTTGAAAAACGATTCAGATTATTTGTGTCGTATTGACCAATACAATAAAAGTGAACTAGGGATGGAAGTGCCTGAATTGCTTCGCACCTCCATTTACAATCGCTACTTTGTTTTACAAAACACAGAAGGCACAGCACCAGCTATTTCACTCGGCACTCCTCAAACCCAAGCTCAGATTACTTATTAAAGAGGACGCTAATTACTATGTACCAATTTGACTGGCTGAAAAAATAAGATGGCGAAAGAATTCAAAACACCAGAAAAGTTTATCTTCAACAATGCGAATGTTTCATATAGTTATGATAAGATTGTGAATCTTGTTCTCCCACCTACTCCTGTTGGTTCTGATTCGCTAGATGAAATCCGAGCCTATCTCGGACTTACAACTTTAGCCCACACCCATCTCGGAGATACTGATTCCGTTGTGTCTTATTCCCCGTCAGAAGCAAAACCCAATTATACGGCCTATCTCAACCTTCTACACGCCGCCGGCGGCCTTTTTGGAATTCAACGAAATAGTAACTTGTTACCAAAACAAGTGGATGTTGACTCTGACGAGTATAAGGCACAAGCCCAGCGAGAATCTTCTATTATTGACGACATGAAATCTTTGGAAGGGTTTATAGAAGAGGGCGAATCAGAAAATTACGTTTACCAAGATTTCAACTTTCAGCTACCCAGTAAAAATCGCCCAAGCCTTGGCGTGGAGACTTTTTTAAGGGGCTTGAATGAATTCGACATACGAAGCAACTCTCCCGGTGGTGAATTGGACCCAACAAAAGAAGAGACCAGTTTAAAGTTTGCCTATGCGTTTCAAACCATTGGCATTCAAGGCTCTTCAGAGGTGGTTAAAAAACAAGTAAAGGTCGCTAATAATTTTCAAGAGTTGTTTGAGAAGGCTGACAATACTAAAAATCTGCCAACTAAAATTGAAAGATTAAAGAACATTCTCTATGGTGGGTTGACCACCAAAGATCTAAAGGCACAAAGTGACGCTGTGTTAGAAGGTTCTGCTACGGTTCAAGCAAACGATAGTAAAAATAACATTAGCATTGATAAGCTTTATAACGTTGTAACGATTGATGTTCCAGCCAAGCCGAAAGTTAAAACTGATTTTTTTAGTTATTTGGTAGAAAACCAAGAACAATTGGGGTTTGGAGTGGATCTAACCGACCTTGCGTTAAAGTTTTATGAGCCAAGAATCAACCGGTTTAACGCTCAAGAAAGAATTTTGTATGATTTAGCACCACCGGCCGGCTCTCTGGGCGCTAAGAAGGTGACCGCTGGTACCATGTTCAATCAAGTAGAAACACAATCTGACAGTTCAGAATCTACAACAAAAATTCCACTTAATTATTTGGGCCTTGTTAAGAACAATAGAGAGCAGCCCGACCCGGCTGAAGGTCTCAAGTTTTTAACTAAGGATCAGATTGTCAACATTGAAGAGACTCAAGGTCCAAACCAAACCATTGCCACTCGACTAGAACCCTATGTGATAGACAGCAACACCCTCAAGGCGCAGATACCCTTGGTCCTCAGAG